AATAACCAGAGTGCAGTGAGAGTCGAACTCACCCGGGAGCGGCTGCCGCCCCCAACCGGGTTTGAAGCCCGGCCGCACCACCGGGTGCGATTGCCTTCCTTATTGATTTACAAGGAATTTTCCTGCCCTGACTGTCGCTCAGAGGCGGGAGTGTCGAAGAAGTGTCGAAAATCCCTAGCAGGACCAAACGCTAACACGTCTTGCAGATGATCGGGCGCAAGGTGCGCGTATCGCATTGTCATCGCCAGGGACGAGTGCCCGAGTATTTTCTGCAAGGTCAGGATATTGCCACCGTTCGCTATGAAGTGTGAGGCGAAGGTATGCCGCAACACATGCGACTTTTGTCCCGCAGGCAACCCCAGCCCGGCTCGCGAAACCGCCTCATCGAAACGATCCCGGCAGTTGGTGAACGCACCGTGTTCCCGAAGATGTTGGCGAATCCGATCTGCCAGCTTCGGATCGACCGGCACCACACGACGACGCTTCGACTTCGTGTTCACGAACTGGAGCATGCCATCGCCCACCCGGCTGGTCGTGAGCCCTTGCGCTTCACCCCATCGGCAACCCGTTACCAGACAGATCATGGCGATCAGTTCGACATGCGGGTGCCTCATGCTGCGCAGTACCTGGAACAGCCGGTCGATCTGATGGCTGTCGAGGTAGGACAGTTCCCTTTCCTGCACCCGAATCGTTCTGAGCATCGAGAGCGGGTTATCGAACTCGATTTCACCAAGTCGCCGCAGCTCATTGAACATTGCCCGCAGGTAGGACAGCTCATTGTTCAGCGTTTTCGGGCTGATACCGGAGGCGAGGCGCTTGGCGCGGTACTCCGCGAAATCGGTAGCAGTGAAGGCTATGGCCACGGGGTCTTTGAGCCGTTCAACCATACGATCCATGATGACCCGCCGACCCTCATAGTCGGACAGCGACTGACCGTGCAGACGACCCCAGCAATCCACCAGTTCGGAGAGGCGTCGGCGGTCCTTCGGCTTCGGTGACCATTGCGGGCTTTCGATCAGCTTGGATCGGCACGTCGCTTCGAAGCGTTGAGCTTCGCCCTTGGTCTTGAAGGTCTTGCGGAATCGCTTGCCCTTGATCGGCTCAACATCGACCCGCCAGCGACCATCAGGGAGTGCCTGTATCGCCATCAGACGGCACGCCCCCAGCGCACGTGTCGTTCCTGCAATAGATTCTTGATGTGCTTGTAGAGGTCGCGCTCGCTCATGTCCTTGGCGGCGTAGTGGTCGCGGATCACTGGCCAGCATTCCCATTGCTTCAGTCGATCAAATGCGGTCTTAGCGCCCACTCGCTCCCGTGCAAGCAGGCTTACGAAGTTTCCCAGGAACAGCTCCACGTTCTTGCCTGAAAAGCCTCGAGAGGTCTTGTAGTACCGCTTGTATTCCGTCTCATCGATCAGGGAATCGACCGGCAGATCGACCCGCGCGTCATCGCGCATCAGCGTCCAGATCGGCTCGTAATAGCCGGGGCGGGCGATGAGCTTGAATTGGCTCAGGCCATAGCGCCACAAGCCGTCCAGATGGGCCGAGAAGGCCGCAAAGGAGTCCGTGTCGATGGCTTGGCCGGTCTTCACGTCTACCGAGCCGCTGGCGAACTGCTGGATCACGGAGTGGTGATAGCGAAGCTCGACGCGCCACACGTCAGCGCTTGGGTCGTAGTTGTCCGGGTCGTTCGGGTCCAGGGAGTCGCGGCGACGCCAGATGCTTTCCCAGAAGTCGAGCTTATCGGTCGCGCGGGCCTGTTCGGTCTTGTTGTAGATACACAGCTGGACGCCACCAGCAGAGCCGAACATGGACGTTTCGCCCCGGCCGTAAACGCTGGATTTGGTGGCCCACTCCAGTTCCTTGATGCCGGATATATCCCGGTGTGTCCGAGCGCGGCAATGCAGGCGCGCTACCAGATCAACCGGAGGCTTCCAGCCCTGGAGGTCCAACGCCAGGTGGACGGCGCACTGGTTGCGTTCGCGGTTGGTCATCACGGCTGCGGCGTAGTAGTCCATCCGCTCTTGCAGACGTTCCGGCGACAGCGCGTCGATGGCGTGCGGCGACACCTCGATTTTCAGGTGCGGCCCGATGTTTTCCAGCTTGGCGTTGAAGTTCTTGATGAGCAGGATGAAGCCGAGGTCGGCGTTCTGGAGCTTGTACTGGTAGCCAGAGTCCCGGCCGACCCGTCCCGAGTGCCAGACTTCGCCAGCAAACTCCACCATCGCGCCCGGCTTCTCGAAGAGTGCCATGACTTCGGGACGGATCAGTCCGCGATACAACTGGCGGACGGTATCGACGCCGCAGCGCAGCAACCGGACCTTCGACAGATCGGTGATCGCCGCAGTCCCTGGATCAACGAACAACCGTCCGCGCTTGGTCGGATTGCCGGTGATGTGGTCCAGTCTCGCTTGGTCTTTAACGCTCATTCTTGAATCTCCAACAATGTCCATTAACGGACGGTTTCAACTCGCTCTATCTGACGTGTTACAGGGACGTCAGCGCGCGCGTTTGCACGCCGGCTCGTGCCTCGCCGTGCGTGCAAAGAGCGCTGAGCGCACGCGCGCTGACGGTCATCACCACAGGAAACGTCCCTTCTCGTAGGGCACGCGCGTAACGGTTGTTCCGGCTTGCTGCTGGCTCGGCTGATAGGCCGGTGCGGTGGTCGGTGGTGGTGGCTGGTTGCGCATGTCCTGCGGCGAGCCACGGTCGGGCTTGGTGTCATCGAAGTAGCCGTTTTGCACGACCGACATGCAGAAGCGAAAGGACACGTCCAGGCGTGTGCCCTGCTGGGTGTTGCATCGGCACCCGGTCAGCCCTTCATCGCTGTCGCCCACCTGCATACGCTTGTAGTTGCGGGCGATCAGATCGCGGTCGGTAGTGGCGATGCACACAGGCTTGGGAAAGGCTTGCGGCCCGGTCAGGCCGTCATACACCGGCGCCGATGCCGGCAGGTCCTGCACCCTCGGGACTCGCTTGCCCAGGTACTGCTCGACGGTGAGCGGTGCTGATTGTTCGCCATCGGCAGCGCTTGGCCGGATAAACGACCCGACCGTATCCCGTACCTGATCGACCATGCTCCCGGCCGGCGCGCTGGTGGCTGTCGCGGCCTGCGCTTTCTCGGCGGCATAGCGCTCATAGGCGCGATAAACGAGGATGCCGGCACCAAGGATCACGCACAGGGCCAGGATGAACTTGGTCGGCACCTTGGTCTGGAAGTGGTGCTTGGCGTTGCTGCTTGTATAGGCGCCGAAGTAGCGCTTATCCAGGCGCAGCGACTTCTTGTCGGCGTCCTTGAAGCTGGTTTTCAGCTCGACCTTTTCCACCACCACTTCCGACTCGAAGCGCAGCAACTGGGCGGACTTGAACACGCGCCAGTAGTGAATGTGCGTGTTGCACAGCCGACGCAGATGCACATCGAGATAACGCGGGTCCTGGGTGACGAGGTGCACTTCGTGGCCCTGGTGGCGCATGGTCTCGAAACGGGTGATGTGCTCCGGTGGCCGCGCCCGTGGATCGCGTGCGCCGAACCAGCCCTGCGCTTCGTCCACGACGATGATCGAATCGTTTGGCAGCTCGAACCACTTCTCGGGATCTTCGAACTCGAACCACTGCGCTTTCAGCTGACCGGGCTTGAGGCCGTTGATGTTGTGGAAGTAGACGACCCTGCCTTCGGCATGGGCCTTCTGATCCACTTCGCGGATGGTGTTGAGGGTCTTGCCATGGCCGGGCTTGCCGGTGCGGATGACGAGCATGACGGCGCCTCCTTAGGCTTCGATGGAGGTGCCGCCCGGCTTGTGCCAGACCTGATTGCGCCGACGATCAGTGGCCTTGTCGATCCCGGCGAGCATGAAGCGCGTCGAGATAGCAGCGAAGTAGAGGTTCACTACCACATCGAACTTGGCCAGCCCGAGAATCCCCTGGATGACCGGTCCAACATCGCCCATCAGGCCGAACAGGTAGCTTTGCGCCTGGCCGATGATGAGGTTGAAGCCGACATACGAGACGAAGCCGAACCCGATCATTTTCAGCACCATCTTCACCAGCGGGCCGAGGATGATGACAAGCAGCTGCACGATGAATAGAAACTGCATTACTGACCTCCTACGGAGCGGCCCACGTACAGGGCAGCCAGGACGGTAGCCACGGCCACGAAAAGACCGCTCAGGTCACTGGCGGCGCGGCATAGCGGTTCATAGGTAAGTTCGAACGAGCGCCCACCCGCGGTGCGAAGGGTGAATTTCTCCGCCGCCGGGCAGTTAGGCGAGAGAAAGCGGGTGCCCTGATTGACGAAGGACGGCAGCTCGATATCAGCGCCTTCCTGGAGCTTGAATTTGTCGCCCTGAACAGCCGCTTCGATGGAGGACTGGTGTTTCTCGAAATCAGCCTGTTCTTCGGCGTGACACCGGAGCGCCTTTTGTTGCCGAAGAATGGCGCATTGAACCGCGTCACCTTCGCAGCTCAGGGTCGCTTCGCAGGGCTCGCCGCCGACGCTGGACTTACCTTCTTCGTCTTCGCTGTCACCCTCTCCGGGGTCGGAACCGTTGCCGCTACCGCCCGAACCACTACCCCCATCACCAGAGCCGTTACCGTTTCCATCGTCGGACCCGTCACCATCCGAGCCACCGCCATCGGACCCACCCCCATCCGATCCACCACTCGAATTGCCGCCTCCTGAATTGCCACCGGACCCATTGCCGGGGTCGGTTGGGTCAGTGGGGTCGGTCGGATCGGTTGGGTCCGTTGGATCGGGTGGCGGCGTGTTAGGCGAGCAGAAGGTGCCGTTGTACGTGTAGCCCGTAGGGCACTTGTTATCGGTGTCCGGTGGCGGGGTGTCGTCGGGGTTCTGAGTATCACCGGGCGAAGGATTCCCAGGCGTGCGGAGCGAATCTTCGTTGCACTCGATACCGTTGCCGCTGTACGAGTAAACGCCAAAGACGCCGGGAGGATTGCCGCTGCTGTAGACGTAGACGTTGGAGGCCGGCGTGTAGGTGAAGGCGTACTGGCAACCGTTACCGCAGACCGAACCCGGCGGGTCGATGGTCGGCTGGCCTACTGCGGCCTTCATCAGGTGTTCGTGGGTAACCGTCTGGCCGTTGGTGGATTCGCACCGAGACGGAGGCTGATCGCACTCACCGGTATCAGCGTTGTATTGGGAGCCAACAGGACAGGCGTCACCAGAGCGAATGGCAAAATAGGCATAATCGGGGCCGCTATAACCGTTCTTGTCTGCCCACTTGCAGCGGAAGGTGGTCTCGCTGACTTTGGATGCTCCTACAAACGAGCTTTTCCCGTCAGCCGGGCGGGTTTCGTTGGACTTGCTCATGGCATCGCTGCACGCAGCGGACGGCGAAGCCCCAGTTCCAATTCTGTAATCAAAATGGGCAGTCCACAGGTAGTCCGCCGCAAACACACTGGACGCGCCAAATGAACAAAGCCCACACAAGAAAAGAAGAAGCACGTGAGCTTTCATCCCTACCACCTCGAAAAGATCGCGTAAGCGCTGGGTACAAGGCATCCGCATAATCACACCCGCCCAAAAAACACGAGATAAAACGCCAGGGTGGTGAGGATCAGGACGTACAGTTCGTAGCTCATGGCGTTTCCCTGGAAGAGAAAACCCCGCCGGAGCGGGGTTTGTTTGCTTCGGCACATGCAGTGCGCGGTTCCCGGTTACAGGGCGCGGCGCATGTACTTGAACGCCATCGCGGCGATGATCAGGCCGAACACCGCCCAACCGATGGTCCCGACATCTTTGCCAGCCGTATCTAGTGCCTCGGTTGCTTCTTGCGGAACAGCCGCATATGCCTGTTGAACAGCCAGCAGGCCGGTTGCAGCAGCGGCGCCAAGGGAGCGGCGCAGGGTCTTGATGTGTTGCATGGGTGATACCTCACTGTTTCAGGGCTTTTTTCAGGACCAGGAAGCCGAACACGGTGGCGAACAGAACAATCGCTTCGCCTTGCAGCTCGGAGACTTGGTCCCAGGTCAGTGCAGAGCCGTAGAGGCTTTGCATTTCCTCGACCGTGAGGGCGACCAGCGAGCCGGAGCAGATGGGCGAGCCATCGGCGCCTTGCAGCCAATCACCGTCACAGGCGAGAAAATTCATTCGCCGGCCTGCTCAAGGTCGGCAGTTGCTTCGGAGGGCTCGCAGTCAGGGCAGACGGCGAAGTGGGGCGGCAGGCTGAGGTCGGGCAGCAGGTCGCTTTGCGGCGCGGGCAGCGCCATGAGCTTGCCCATGTCGTTTCCGCAGCAGTCGCAGTACACCCGGTCATCGATCAGCATGGCCGCCCCTCCCGGTTAGTTGGCCTTGGCCGGTTCCGGCTGGGTGCCGGCTGGCTTGGCGGTTGGGGTCGGTTGCTGGGTCGGCTTGGGGGCTTGCGCAGCGGCTGCTTTCACGGGCTCAACGTGCAGGACGATGAACTTGCCGGCGTTCTTGGAGCCTCGCTCGATCTCGGTGGTAACGCGGATCGGCTCAAGCACATCGAGGCTTTCGCAGGCGGACCACACTTCGTCCAGGGCTTCTTCGGAGACATTCATCGACAGGATGGAAATGCCGAGGTCACGTTTGCCGTCCGGCTCGTCACCGACAAACAGCTTCACCAGCTTCACGTTGTCGAACTCAACTTTCTCGGCGCTGAGAAATGCAACTTCCATGATCGAACGTGCCATTTGTGTTTCCTCTCTCTAGTTGCGCTTTATTGCGCTGCTTTTGCCTTTTGCAGGCCGATAGAGTCCGCGCCGAGGAACTTATAAAGTTCGCCTCTAGCTAGGGTTTACGCGGCTTGCAACGGGTTTGTGGTGCTAGTTATACGCTGTTGAAAAGCGGTTTATTCAAACATCAACAAATATCATCTAGTTCGTTTGTTGTTGGTCTATGTTGGACTTAGTTGGGTTTGTAACTTCGCCACTATGAATAAACTTGATGGTTGGTTTAACACCAAGGGCTTTGCCCTTGTCATCCCACTCTTGCCGCCGAGGGCTCGGGAGCGCGGGGCGGTGAAGCTGCCCCACACTCACGAGCGGAGGCTGTTTCTGTTCGTGCAGGGTCAAGGGTGCGCTCCGCCCGTGCTTCCGTTTGTCCGAACGGTGAGGCGTGTTCGGACAAGCCGGGAGCGCGGCCCTGGACCTGTCTGGCCACTGCTGGGACTGAAAGCGGTTGGTGACGTACCTACGCAGATCGCCAAGCGTGCGGTGCCAGGACGGCTCGCCACCATCCAGTGGCGCGAATATCCGAGCGCCTTCGTTAAAGGTGACGTACCCGTACAACTCGCCGCCGATAGTCAGTGCCCGACCAAAGCCATCAGCGGCACGCGCTGCGATACAGACATGCGCTTCGTTGGCGATCACCCCACCAGTTCGAACGGTTCGTGGATCGGGACGAAAGGCGTTGGCCTGCCAGTGTCGAGCACAACGCTCCACCACTTCGCGGGGCGGGCGGGTGGCGTGTGCTTCTCGCAGATAAAGGCCGGTTCCACTGTCCACTCCGAGACCAGAGGCTTCCAGATTCCACCGACGCGGCCCATTTGCAGCGTGCGAATCGGCCGCGCAGAGGCGGGGCGGCATTGGGCGCAGCGTGTGGACGGGGAGGGAGCGTGTTTCGCCATTTCGCGTCTGGACCAGCAGACAGAGCAGTCGCAGTCCGGGGCGTGCGGAAGGCGTAGATAGCTGGTCGGCTTCGACATAGGTCATCCCATCCCCTGGCTTTCCGTAGGCGGCGCGGATCATGTGTCCCACTCCTTTTCCATGAGCTGCTTAACCAGCAGCGCCACGTTGACCATCACGTACTTGCCGACCTTGTGCGACGGGATGTAGCCGTTGCGAATCCAGCCCCACACCACGTCGTGTTCATCGCCCATGCGAATCCAGTCCGCGAACTGGCGCCACGGCATGACCGGGGGCGCGTTGAGCAGGTCTATCGGCGGTAGGTTTCCTTCCATGTCCTTGGCCTTTGTTGCACTATGTTGGTCTATATCAGCAATGCTGTTATCTGCGTAACATTTACTCTTGCGTAAAAGTTACACCTTCTTTCAGCATGCGTAAATGTTACGCAACATGAAATTTGTCTATATGGATTCGGTCCGAGATAGAGCGCTTCGATTGATACGTGTTGTCGGTCCGAAGCGTCTGAGCGAGAAGGGCGGGAAGAACTACGACCGCTGGCGCAACATCAGCAGCGAGAAAATCCGCATCGGGACGGAGGAAATCGGCATCCTGGCTGACTCGTTTCCTGAGTACGCCCTTTGGCTGGTTAGCGGCCGGATTGAGCCAGAGCATGGCCACCGAAGCCCGGAATACGACGAGGCCAACCGAAACTTGACCAGTCAAAGCGCGGGATAGCGATTACCAAGGAAGTGACTAGGCGCTGGTACGCCCGAAGGACAGGGAGAGGGAGATATGAAGGCTGAATGGAACGACGCCCCGGACTACATAAGAAGGCGGCCGCGCAAGGGAGCCGTAGCATGGCTGATACCAGGGCTGATCGGCACCGCGATCATGCTAGCCGCGCTACAGATGGCGAGTTCGTCATTCCTCAAAGGCACCGCCCAGGGCATCGCCGATAAGCGCATCCAACCCAAGCCAGCCCCCGTCGCCGAGATCACGCGAGCAGAGCCGACAGCGACTAAGGATTGGGACAGGGTAGTAGAGGACGTGGCCGCGAGAGGTGCAGCGCCCCAGCCTCAAGCCGCTACGGCAGCGCCACCGCCCAAGCAAACCGTATTCAACGATAAAAACTACGTTCCCCAGGGCGCTACCAATATTGTTCCAGCTACACGGGTTATCCCCGAGCCGACCATAACAATCCCATCCCGCCAAAAAGAAATTGTGGTTGTGGGCAAAGAGTCGCGGTTACGCGATCTTTGCCCTTACAGAGAGGGAAGCATCGAGCGCCGCAACTGCAAGATGCGCGTAGACTTGAATCGATAGTGCGCAGGCAACAATGAATAATATAAATCTGATTAAAAGTGAAAGTCTAAATAATAGGCGAATCGAATCTCACGTGTTTCATGCGGCAATCATTGTGGCTAATGCATGGATGACTCTCGTAGCGCCCATACTAATTGGTTTGTTTATAACGAAACTGTTTTCCAAGGAACTATTCAGTAACGCAGAGAACATTACCTTTACCGTAAGCGTTCTGCTTCATGTCATCTTTACTTATATAATATACAAGGCGACTACGAGGAGGTCGTTGTCGTTAGAAGTAGATGATTTGATCGAAGAAACAGTGCATTTTAAACAAAACGTAATACCAAAAGCCGCGCAGGTTTACGAGACTTCAAGAATTCAACAAACCGTCACTTACCTCATGACGCTCGATCTCGAAAACATGATTGATGAGATAAATGAGAAGTCAGCCACAAGTACTGAGCCTGAGAAATTAAGGCGTTGGGAGGAAGGTTTTAACAAAATACTTGGAAGGCTCGTAAAGTACCGCCATGAGCTTTTTGAATATAGCGGCCAGGACTTGTACAATATCTGCCTCTATCTCTATGATATGCCGAACGACAATCTAATTATTAAGTGGCGTAGCTGCGATGACCGCCTGCAGACGTCTAATCGCAGTTGGAAGCCGGGAGCCGGTCACGTAGGACTCACGTTTATTCTTAATGAACTAAAAATATGTCATGATATTTATGAGAGCACGGAACTTTCTAATAGCGCCTCCAATCCTATAGATAAATCCAAGTACAGATCTTTTCTTTCTGTGCCGATCAAAGATTCATCTAAAGTAATAACTGGCGGGAAACCCTTGGGTGTGCTAGTATTCACAAGCAATGCATATGGGCAGTTCTCGTTGGATAGAGATAAGGTGTTTGCTTTAACTGTGGCGAAAATACTTTCCATATACGTGGAAAAATGCTTCAAGTCCATGGTTTAGTGAGGCGCATATGAAACACATATTTAGTGCTGTTTTTAAGAAAAGTAAATCGGCTCCCGCGACCGTTAAGGTGCGGGACGGCGCACACTCAATATCTATGGACTTTGAAGATCATCTTTTAATATCTTCGTTCGATATTGATTCTTTTTCAGAGAGCTGGGTAAAAAAAGAGCGGGAGCGAAGCAAGGTTTATTTTTATGAGAAAATTAAAGAAGCTTAA